GCTTGCGTATTTGCGCGGGGAACAATTATTAAAGCCGTGCGGCAAAAAAGATTGCCAACAAATAATTACCCAATTAAATGAGATGAATTTTTGTGAGACTTGTAATCTCCGAATTATGTAAGTGGTACATACAAAAGAAATAAAAAATCGAAAAAAGAACGCGCGCGCAAACTTTTTGCCCTTTTTTCTCTCTTTCTTTTGCCGGCTCTTACCCTCCCCACATCTGTGCAAGCGTCGGTCTTGTCGGTTTTATCTTTCTTCTTCTTTGTTCTGCTGCTAGCTGTCGACTCGTCAACCCTGCCCAGACACCATGCATATCGGCAGGTGGAAACTCCAGTGCATACTCTAAACAGTGATTTCGAACTGGACATGCTTTACAGATGGCTCTAGCCTGTGCGATGTAGGTAATGTCCTTATGTTGTTTGGGAAACATAAGTTCTGTTTTTCCTTTGCATCCTGCTAGTTTAAACCAATCTTTTTTTTCTATATACAAAGACACAGCAGGTACTGAATCTTTTTTATCCAATTCTTTTTGGGTAATTTTATTACTAGCCACTTGTTAAAGTCTCCTAAAAAGAGAGCATTCTTACTCTTCTTATCTAATTACTACTAGATGAATACTGAAACTAGGTGTCAAGTGGATTTAGGTATTTGGTAGGTGTGTTATGCTTTCTTTTATGGATAATTTGTACGCACAAGATAAGAAAACAGTCATGATGTACGAGCAGGAAGCGCTTAATTTCCTTATGGAGTCTCAGCAAATAACCCATGACGATATTGAGACAACCATTGAACAGAGCCCTAAGTACTCACTAGTACAGATGACTGCCAACAACATGTTCCACACCAATAAGAGGCTTACTTGGAGTGATGTAGAAAATGCAAGGAAGACGAAGTAAGTTCTTCTCTCTCCTTTAGTATCCCTATGTAGGGGTATAGGACTATCCGGTAATCAGCAACGTGGATGCTTTAAAATAGCGGCGCGATGTTTTCGGCCTTTGGCTATTATCAGTCTTCTTGTCTTGGGTCCGACAGGTATTCAGACGCTTCATACTCGCCTATCTTAAAGACTAGGCCCAGGAAAGCGATTACAGCAATAATCAAAGTGCCAAATATTGGGAGTAGCCAGAGCGGATTCATGATTCAATAGTACCAATTTTGTTTTACTGTAAAGTTATCTATTGGTTATTTTGCTTTTTCTTGTCCCTGCACCAGCGTATGGTACGGCGCTCCCGTGTATGGGTCAAACTTAGCCGCAACTGAGATTGCTTTAATTGCCATTTTCCTTGCTACTGCCAGCGTGAGTTTGCCTTTTGGCTGTGCTGCATACAAGGCTCCCAGCGCGTACTGAGCACCAGTCCCTATGGCGAATATCCCACTTGAATCGGAAATCCATGAGTAGTCCCCATCAATTACATATATCGCCCCATTGATGGCCATGATGACCGTAGATGAGTGCTCGGCTATATGTGTCTTTGAGCCGTTGTCAGGTAGTGCGTAACCATGTGATTCAAAGCATTCCCTTAAACTTGGGATAAATTTAGCTGTAACAAAGTGGTCCAGCTTCTTTCCTCTTAGTGTTGGGGTTGGGTTGGGAGGCGTGAATGCATGATGCAGGATATTGATTGCTCTTAAATCTCCGGCCGCGCCGAGCACGTACCGTCCATTTACACCTATCTTGCCGTTTGACTCCCTGAGACTGACTATCTGTGATATCGGGCCCTCATCGCTATCAAGCGTTGATATACGCGAATCAGCCGTGACCACACAAAAGCCATCACCCTGAATCCCGATAATCGTTGTCATTGCTAGTCGGAGCCTTCTTGCAAGTGTCGTGCTTCTTCTATTCTGTGTGCTTCTTCTAGAAGTACAGACATAGCTTCGTAAGGGTCGAACTCGCCCTTTGACTCATCGATGAATTCAATTGTTTTCTTGCTTAATCCATATAGCCATTCACCCTCTGGGTTTATGCCTACAACCTCAATTAAACCTACCTGTCTTAGGAAATCTAGGTCTTGGATGATTGCTTCATTCCATTCTTCACTCATGCTTTGTATTCTTCTCCCCTGAATATTCCGTGACCGTTGTAAATCCACATTGGTTCGTAGAAGAACTCTTCTCCGCCAACGCCAACTGGCTGGTAGGTAACTACGCCGAGTCCCTGCTGCCAGTTCTCAGCACCCTGAAGCAATGGTCGGCCAAATTCATCTGAGCCAGACTTTACAGAAGGTACTGCTCCGTCAATCCTACAGAGACATCCAGGACTTGCGGCCATAATTGTTCTAGGGCCCTTGTCTGTTCTTCTAGTTCTGTAGGCGTACTCGTTCCTGTGGATATGTCCGTAGATGACTGATATACGCTCATTATCCAAATACTTCTTCGTGGTGGAGTTGTTTGAGACGACCTTGTCGCCGTGGACAACCATCAGGTTCGTGTTGATATAGTGCGCAGACTCTGGGTATCCAGACAGGTAGTCAATGCCGAATTCATCCATTCTGCAGAGATATGGGACTGTCATCACTGGCCAGCCCTCTCTTAGCTCTCCTGGCTTAATCCCTCTAGTCAAACCAAACGCTGCTTCTGCGTTCATCTGTATATATCTAGGTAGTCTTGCCTCATGGTTGCCGGCAATCCATGTGATTTTGGCTCTCGGTGCTGCTTCTCTGAGTTGGGCGCAGAGATAAGTCGCTCTATCTATCGCGGCTTGAACGAGCATCTTGAATGGTGCGGCGGTTAGATATTTGCCAAATTCTGCAAAATCCAGGTTGTCTCCAACCAGAACGACTTGGTCTGGGTTGGTTTTCTCAATAACTTTGAGGGCAACTGCCAAAGCTTGTTCGTCATGGATTGGCTCAATGTCAAAAGAATCAAGCGATTTACGGTAGTGACCTATCTGTATATCAGGTACGATTACAGCGGTCTCCCAGCCATTTGGCTTGCCTACTTTTGTCTTTGTCTTTTGTATTTGTATTCTGGGTCCCTGAGTGACAACTGGCCACTTTGGTCCTGCTTCCCAAGTAGGGGAAATCTTTATTGCAGTTGATGTTGTAGCTTTTGGCTTTCCATCTTTATCTGTTGTTGTTCTGTGGTTAATACTAATTGAAGCATCTGCGATGTCCTCAAGAGGGATGCCCTTTGCTTTAAGCACATCAGCAATATCTCCGAGAATCTTGTTCTTGGCAATACTCGAAGTGGCTTGAGCGTTCATGTTTCTCAACTTTGAACCAAGTCCGCTTTTTGGTGCATTTTTCTTACTTGCCATTCTTGACTCCTAGTCGCTGAGAGATACAGCAAGATTTTGCTGATTCTTGGTCTTTAAAACAGGTATTCCTTTTTTCACCAAGAAATTCCCTACCTATAGAAATCCCCTCGCTATTCAAGGCTCTAACTAATGACATGGTTGTAATATCACTTTTCATTGCCTGAATTAGTGCTTCTGCTGTGTCGTCATCAAGGCCGGCAATAATTCGTCCGAGCTTGCAGTCTTGCTTGGAATTCTGTGTTTCCAGAAGTTTCCCCAATGCGTCTTTTAACATGAGTCCCACCTGCTAACCTTTCGTTATATGGCCAGTCTCCTGACAGCGAACCCAACGCGGGTATCGATATCTATGGGAAATGAGGCCCCCAATGTCGTCTACTCTGATAGTACACCATCTAGTTACATGCGTGTGGTTATGTCGTCATGAAAAATCAAAACTCTGAAAAGATAAAAAAAGCCCTGGAATTAGCCATCCAGGAGAGCTCCTCAAATGGCCTTGATGCGGTGGAGAGAATACTCCAGACATTGGACCAGCAAAAAATAGTCAGATATCACAACGATGGGGACGTTAATCTCTTGTCCACATCAGGCAAAGTTCTTGTGTCTTTGATAGAAGACTCAACGATGACAATCAGAGCTATAGCTACATATCTGGGTTTGAGTGAAACAATGATTGATAAAACAGTGAAATCATTGATGAATGCAGGCCTTGTTACAAAGACAAAAGTCAACCGACAAAATGTCTACAAATTAAATAAAAAAATAATCAATGAGCAGCTTGATATACGTCAGTTTCTTCGTGCTATCAGCCTATTAAATGAAGAAAATATTGACGATGAAATTGGAAACTCTGACCCGTTCTAGTATCTTGTCGGCATGGATAATGATAGAAAGTCAAAGAGTCCTGTAACTTTCTACGGAAGCGGCAGTTACGCGCTTCTCTGCTTCGGCAAGAGTAGAAGAAAACCATTCTCTATGGATGTTGCGGCAAACGTTCTTGCCGGGAAATTTAGAAGAACAAGTGATGCCAGACATGCCGCTAGAAGGCTCGAGAAACACGGTCTTCTTGAAAATGTACACGAGGACATGTGGGTGCTTACTAGTCCTGGATATGAAGCAATAGATAATATTGCTGACAATTACAGAAAACTAAGAGCTCGCTTGCTTGGCAAGACATACATGGAAAACAAGCTTCGTGAAATAAGAGTTGGCGCGTCAACTTCCATAGATGGTTTTATGGACGATGAGATACTTGAAGAGATATACATGAAGACTGTTCAGGCCACGCAGAAGAAGTCAGCAAAAAGAAGGGGAAAGATTTAGTCCCTGCTGATTAGCCACGCCTGGAATATCTCGTCAGACAGTGGCATAAACCAAAGCTGTGATGCATCCGGGTTTTTGATATCGCCGACTAGCGTCCAACATATTTCAAGCTCGCTATGGGCAGGACACATCCCACCATTGCAGTCCATCCCGTAGCGGGATATAAACCAACGAACGATGCATTCGTCTTCTTCTGTTTTGCACTCACCATCTGGTGAGTCAGGACATAGTATTTCCTGAACTTCAAGTTCAGACTTGTTGATACGTAAGACTATTTTGTGTTTATCGTTATGCCAAATTTGTTCAATTTCTGATTGCTTCTTTGACATCATTGCCTTTGGATAAATTACAAAATCAGTGTACGGCTTTAAGCATTGTGGTGCACAAAAAATGTATCACAGAAATAGACCTACTAAATGTAGAGCTATTTTTACATTTTCACTAGGCTTTTACTGCGAGCCTCTCGTCAACCTTTTCTAGGACATTTGACCATTTTCCATCAATCTCGTTAGAAAAAGATATTACTTCTTCTCTGAGTTTTTCGGTCAACCCCTTTCCACACAGCTCCATAATCATCTCAAAAAATTCTTCACTTTGAGTGCTGAGGTGGACGGTTTTCTGGGTAATTGGATTCTTTATGTAAGCATACTTTGCGTCGAGCAGGGGAACCAAAACATTGTAGTTTGAGTTCATAGCTGACTGTATTGCTATTTCCTCGTTAGAACGTTTGTCTACGACTGCAACTTTCTTTTTTACAGGACCGCTCATTTTGCTCTACTTTTCTTGTTGTTTGGATTGAAATCAATTAATGACATTCTCGAGTGGTCGGCAATATGAGAATCAATCTTTGCTTCAACCACAGAAATATCTGCGTCGATATCGGCAATGTCTTCTTTTAGTGAATCCAGACTATCCTTAACAAAACCGTGGTCTCTAACATTCTCACGCCGGCCCTTCTCAATCATGATGGCCAATACGCTGAATGCTCCGGTTACTGCCGCTGCCCAAACGATTTCCACTAGAGGCCAAGCAATTCTTTTACTTTTGGCCCGGCGACAGAATCGGCAGGAAGCTTGTTCGCCACTTTGAATGCCTTTATCGCAGCGTCAGTTGCGGCGTCTTTTTGGCCATTGATTGCCCCTTTATAGAAACCCTTAGCTTTAAGCGCCTCTTGGAGCTTGCTGATGTCATTGCCGCCTGCTGCAGGTGCTACGACTGGCGCTCCGCCTGCTGCTGGTGCGGTAACTCCGTTGGCGTCCATCCATGCCTTTACAGAGGCTGGAACATTGTCTCCGGAAACGTAACGAAGATGCCATGGCTCCGATGGAACAACTTCCCACGAGAAACCAAACTCTTTTACGTTTGCAATCAGCCAATTGAGACGCTTTGGCTCTGATGCTGAGTGAACGTCAACGGCCAAGCCGAGGTTATGCTGCGATTTACCCGGTGTGGCAAGCATCGCCATGCCCTTCTTGAGATACCAAGTCTTGCCTTCAAATGTCTTAGTGCTGGTTCCGTCCACTTTGTCAAGTGTGTAGCGGCTCAGAAATCCCTTTTTTTGACTTTCGTAATCGCGATATGTATCGCCGCTGGAAGTCGGTTTTAGTTCAACGCCTTCAGCTTTTGCTTTTTCGACCATTGCTGTCCATGCGGCTGCGGCAATCCAATGCATCTTCCCACCACCAGGAACAGCCTTAAGAAGGTTTGCAGGTAGCTTGCCTGGCTCAATTCCTTTAAGGTCTTTTGGAAGAACTACGGGGACGATGTAGTCCCAAGCAAGCTTGCTCATTGTCAACTCTTTTCGTAAAGTAAAGAAACCACCGGATGGCGTTACTAGATTTTACAATAAGAAACCCACTATAAAAGCCTAATAAAGACATAACAGGAAATTCACTGTAAAAAATTTAGGAATCTTTCGGAATACTTAATTTGCCCCAAGGCTCCAATGTGCCGGCCGTCAACACCTATTTCCCAGAAAGATTCAGTTTTTTCATTTGGTTTATATTTTGCTTTATTAAAAGCTTCTTCTGGTTCCTTAAGGTATCCATCAATTTTTGTAAATTCAAAAACCTCGTTGTCAGAATCATCCCATGAATAGAAAGCTAATTTTATCCCCATTGCTTTACAAGCATTTGATATCTGAATTATTGAACTCAGTGAACTTTGGATACATGCTTTGAGTAGAAGATTTTGTCCATTTTTATTCTTTTCCAAAAATCCATCGCCATCGTGGGACCAGAAACATCCAGCGTCTTCGTCCCATGAAAGCCGCTGCCTATATGGTTGCCCATCTACATAAATCCACTGTCTGGTTATTTCTGGAACCAATATAAGAAGATATTCAGGAGACCCATATTTTAATATGTATTCAAAAAACGCTGAAGCGATTTGAGGTATTGATGCACCAGGGAAAGCAACACTGTTTAGTGTCATCCCAGTTTTTTGTCGGATAATGTTGGGCCAAGCAAACTCGTCCCCAACCCCAACCCCAACCGTAACCGAGCAACCCATCGTGAGTATTTTCGCACCAGGGATGAAATCCTGACCAATAACACCACTTGTATTTATCCTGTACTTAACATCAGGATGGGGCTTGTGAGAGCGAACCGTGTCGGTGATTAAACCAGAAACTTCATATTCGGACTTGTATGTTCTAAAATCACCATCTGAGCAGAAACGCATTGTTCCGCTGTAAAACATGTTTTTAGCTATGTCAAGCGTTAATTGTTTCCTGTTTGGTTTTCTCACAGGATTTTATTCTACACAGAATTATTCGCTGTCTGGCTCTTTCATGTGAAGGTACATCGCGCATGCAAATGCGATTGAAGTACCCCACAGTGCAACCTGTTGGGTGAATCCGGAGAGCGTGAAGTACATAACCACAGCTCCAGCAAGAGTGAATCCAGAGGCCATCACTCCATAAACAAACTTCTTAGTGAAATTCTTCCAGTCCATAACTCTCACTCCATCCTCGTATTTGTAAATAGATATCCGCTTAATCCATTCAGGACCTTCGCCCTCAATGGCTCCACCTTCCTCGGCTTCCTCATCTTCCCTGCGAACCGCAACGTCTTGTCTTGGGCCAGATGGGTTAGATGGGCTAGAGCCTGGGGTTGGTATTCCACCAGCAGCAGCGGCTAGAGCCACAGTACTGGTCACCAAGTTTACCGCAATTACGCTTCTTCTTGTACCAACATCTATGGAAGAACCCAATGCGGTATACGTATCAAACACTCCGGCGAATACGTTGATTTCTTCTTCAAATGATTCCTTAACATCGGTTGGCGCCTCGGTGAGTGCTTCTGAAATCGCGGCACCAGCTTCTTCTGAAACCTCAGCAACAACGATTGCGTTAAACACTGCGGATGCTTGTTCGCCGTCAATGCTTTCAAGAACCTTGGAGCTTGTTGCAAGTTCGGTTGCTTGTCCAGACTCGATGCCACCCTCTTGCTCAATTACCAACGTAACGACTTGTCCAACCTGCTCGCTCGTAATTGTGTCGGATTCCAACACATCCACGATTACTCCGACCGATTCAGCGTCTAGTTCATTACCCAAGACAGCGGTGAAGGTTTCAATCAAAACCTCGTTGCTTACTTCTTCGTCAAAGACCGCACCAAGAACAGTGTTCAACAACTCTGAGGTGAGTTCTTCCTCCAACACATCAACGATGAGGTCAATGGTTTCTGCGTCGGAAAGGTCACTGTCAAACACGCTGTCAAAGATTGCTTCTGTTTCTGACGCGCTTAGGTTTGTTTCAAGCAAGTCTCCAAGTACGGTCATAGTGTCCGCAACCGATATATCTTCGTCAAATACGGCTGCCATAACTGTGTCTAGGTCGCCAGAACTAAGCGGACCATCAAAGATTGACACCAAAGCCGACACCATATTCTCAGCAGAAGTATCTTCTGAGAACGCTGAATCCAAAACTGCCGTCAACTGTGCGCTAGTGATGTCTGCATCCAGCATCGTCGTCAGTGCTTCGGTGAATACATCTGCCGAAACATCTTCGGTAAAGACGGCTTCTAGAACATTGTCAAACTGGGTGTTGGTAAGTTCTGCACCAAGGAGTGTGTCAAGAACAGCGCCAACCTCGTCAGCCTCAATATCGGCAGTGAATGTATTTTCAAGAATATTGTCCAATATGACTGTCGTGATTGGCTCGTTGTCTTCTATGTCTGTGACGGTATAATCATCTGGTGGAATTATTATTACTACCGTTTCGGTTTCTGTTGGGTCTATTCCAATTGGTTCTGAGTATTCTGGAATTGTTTCTGTTGGCAGTTCGATTCCAGTTCCTGTTTCTACGGGAAGCGGCACCGTTGTGGATTCTGTTTCAGGCTCTGGGTATTGCGGGAGTGGCACTGTTGTACCGTATGGGGGAGTCACGACGACAGGAGCGACAGTCGTACTGGTCGTAGTTGTAGTAGTAGATGAAGTGGGTGTCGGGTCAAGAACAGTTGCATCAACGGTTACTTCAGGTCCATAGGTGCAACTACCAGTTCCAACCCCAGCACACCCAGCCGTCATTGCTTTGATGCCGAAACGAACGGGTCCATATCCTGTTGTGACAGGATTACTGCCAGAGAACATCCCGGTGCTCAACGAGTAGTTGGTTCCTTGATTGGTCCAAACTCCCCAACCACCTGATTGTGCTCCACCAATTACGGTGAGGTCGTAGAAACTAACTGAGTAACCGTAGATAGAAGCATTACTTGCCGCCGACGCATCCCAATCAAGGTCAACACTTCCATCTGTGTTCGCAACGGCAGTCAGGTTTGTAACTGGATTAAGGTACGCCGCAGTAATCGTGTTGTTGGACTCGACATATCCAGAGCCTGAGAAATTGTTTGTGTTTTGCGCAGTAGTGCCAAATGTGTTTCCACTGGCTGTAGAGAACGAGTTCGCACTTGCTCCGTTGTATAACGAAGAGCCGTTATTCCAATTGTTTGCAAATTGAATAGCGGTGGTGTTGCCATTGAATGTATTACCTGAAACCATTTGATTGCCAGCGCCAACCGTCCAAGAGGTGGGAATCCATGATGAGAAAGACACGCCAACACCGTTTGAAGTAAATGTCGAATTTAGAACTTGCTGACGGTTGAGCCCTCCTAAATATGCACCAAACTGTGTGTTTCCTGTGAACTGGCTGTTATTTATTTTGACAAAGCGCTCGGTACGAATACCATAAGTATTTGATGTAAATGTAGAGCCATTGACATAAATACGATTTGAGTAATCAGTATCCGTAAGGCTTAAGGCCGACGGGGTACCACCATGGTCAGAGGTAATTGCATAACCATTATTGGTGAATTGTGAATCATTGAATGTGGTAACTCCACCGCCGCCTTGGTAGAAAGCCCACGATGAATGATTGGAAATTTTTATCCGATTGAACGTCATTGTTCCGGAGGCGTTGTAAATAAGACCACCGTTCCATGACACATTTTTACCTTGCTTGAATGTCATGTCTTCAATAACAATTGTTCGTGCACCACTGTTGTAAATTGCTCGCCACAAATTGTTTCCATCAATAATCGTCGTAGCCATACCTGTTCCGGTAATTGTTACGTCATCAGTAATCGCGGGCAGGTCAGAAGTAAGGGTGATTGTTCCAGTGTTTCCTGGAGCAAAGGTAATCGTGTTAATAGTGGCTGAAGCGTTTGCTGTAGTGATGGCCCAACGTAAAGAACCAGAGTCAGAGGTATCTGAGAGATTTTCAACAATGACAGATGTTAGGGCTGGAACCGTGATTGACGCAGCCGAGTTTGCCGTTAGTGAACCAATTGAGTTTGTTTTGGTTACGGCTACTCGTATTTGTTTCGCAACATCACCCGAACCAATTGTGTATGTTGAGGATGTTGCGCCAGATATATTTGTCCATGTGCACGAAGAAGGGGTGCAGGATTGCCACTGATAGGTTGTCGCAGTTACAGCAGAGCCACCGTCACCCCAGGTTCCATCGACTGCGGTCAGAGTTTCTCCATACTCAATAGTTCCAGACATTGATGTTCCACCAGATGTTGTGGGAGCAGTGGCCCCTGCAAGCAAAGCAAACGACCGACTTACCGTGGATGCTGATACGTATGAGTTATTAGAAGAACTATTTGCGGAGATAGTGCAAGTTCCTGTTTGGTTAGCCAACACCGTCACCGTTGCAGTTGAAGTTCCACCACTATCAGTTGACGAGCCAACGGTGCATTTGCCTGTAGTGCTGGATGTAAAAGTAACCGACAGTCCAGAAGTGGCAGTGGCTGAGACAGTAAATGTCTGGTTTGACGAAGAGGCAACTATGTCGGCAGGCTGAGCGAAGGTAATAGTGTTTGCGCTGGCTACAGATATTGCTGAGTCAATATACATTGATGCACCAAGGACTTGACCGCCCGTTGCGTCATAGGAACCATTAACGAACCTAAATCTGTAATAACCAGTAGATGGGACTATGCCACTAGACGTAACCCAACCTTGGTTTTGCCCGCGTCCATATGAAACCAAAGTTGAAGTAGCACTAGAGCCATAGTCGTATGAGTTCCCACTTGCAGAAACCTCAACCAAGTACCCGTATGCTTCGTAGTCGTCACCACCACCAGCGGCGGCCCAGTCAAAAGAAATTGATTGATTTGCCGTGGCAGGAAACGGCTCGGTCCATATCTCTGGCCCAAACGCCGAACCGTATGTTCCATGACTATCACAAGTATTGCCATAGGAAATAGTGCCAGAAGAGAAGAGACGAATTACTCCACTACGTCCACCATATTCCTGTCCTGTAGATGTGGAGTAAGACAGGTTCTGGGTGGTCGCTTCTTGGCCTTCGTACAACTGCTGTTCTCGCGTGTAGTCCTTGTCGGTTACATAGGAGTAGGAACTATTGGATGCGGAGTCGGTGCCAGTCATCGTGTATGGACCAATCCCCTGCTTGCCCAGAACCTTGCATTGGGTTCGGCTTGCCAACGAACCTAGGGTTACTTTTGCCGCCGTAGTTGACTCAAAAACAGGCGACAATGCCTGAACTGGCGAAGAAAAGCCAAAAATCGATACCAGTAAAAGGAATACCGAAGGAACAGCCATGATTAATGCGGGCTTATTAACGCGGCGACGCCGTACGAACATGGGGCCTCCTTAAAAAAGACCTCCAATTCTAGCACTTAAGCAATATGGAGTGATGGATTATTGTTGGTGTAGAATATTCTGATGGCCAACAATAGATTCGGAAAAATTCTTCCGATTTCAATTTATGACATCGAATTGATGTCTTTGAATAATGAAAAAAGTGACTTGTTGTCAAAAAGAAAAGGGAAAGTAACCCTTATTTTCAATGTCGCTGCTGGATGCGGGAACATACCCCAACACTCAATAATTGAAGAGCTAAACCAAAGATACAAGAATGAGGATGATTTCAGCATTCTCGCCGTAGTAGTTGATGACTTTACATGTCACGGGTATCCAGAGTTCCAAAATGGCATAAAGTCATATATTGAAGAAAACAGTCTTGAACTTACCCCTGGTCAAGTGGCAAAAAAATATGCTGTTGACAATTTCGGAGTGACATACGAGTTCTCTGAACTAACAAATGGAAGATACGACAAGCATAGATACGACAAGAGTTTTGTTCCTGGACTTGTCAAAGAGCAGGAGCAACACACGCTCTGGCACTATCTGACAGGAGCATACGAAGCTGAAATAAACCCAGAAAATGGTTTGCCGTATCATTCAGAAGAAGTGCCTTGGTCAGAAGTTGAGCCGATTGATATTACAAATAAAAAAACATTCCCACCACTTCGAGGAAACTTTGAGAAGTTCTTAATCGACAGAACTGGAACAAAAATTAAAAGATATGCAAATGGCTTCCTTCTCGGTGAAAGGGACCAGATAGGTGCAACTTTTCCCTGGGTGCAAGAAAAATATCAAGAAAATGGGAAACGTGACTGGAATCCAGTTATTACACCGCAAGAGAATCAGCAAACAACACCCAAAGGCCAACATTCAAGTTGGCCCACAAAAGAACAAAGAAACGGTATTGACTTTTCTCTTGATTCAATCAGTAAAGACATAGATGAGTATTTAGGAAAATAATCTAAATATCTCTATCTGCTATCTTTCTTTTTTCTACTGGCTCAAGTCTTCCGTGATGCTTTGCTTCTCCGTCTTTTCTAACCCATGTCATACCATAGGTTGATTCAAGGTTCTCTGTTCCTTCTCTGCGCAACAGTCTCTCCGCCATTGACTGGAATGTTGGGTCATCGCTGAGATTCAGGTAAGAGTTGTGTGACCAAGGAAGGTCGTAGAAGGCTGGAGCATTGACCAAAAGAGCTCCCGCAGTCGTCCAATGCTCTTCTATTCTTGGATTTTCATGAACAATTGGACCCGATAGGCAATATGCAGGAACATCTATTCCTACAAGTGGCCTGTTCACTTCAAGCATTTTTTCAATAGCTACTGAATCAAGTGACATGTCCGAATCTATATACAGAACTGCTGAGTAATTTGCAACTCCATAGTTCAATTCGGTGCAGTCTTCACCCCAATGGTGACCACTTGTTATTCTGTTTCTTTGAGCAAATTCCCTAATTAGGTTTCTTCCAGTCTCTATGCGAATCCATCTATTGCCGGAATCAACTTTTTTTTGCATGTCATTTATCGAATATGTCCAGTAATCTCCATTGACTTCTTTTAGTGCTTCAATCACTTCATGGAAAGGTTCTATTCCTCGGTTGTCTAATTCAAATGAAGCAAACCATTTAACGTTTGGGAACTTCCTACAAATCTCTGCTCTATCGGCCATCCAGTTCATGTGCTCTTTGGCATCACACTTCCATGCAACCAATGGAGTACCGATAACAAAATGTTTTTCGTAATCAATTGGCTTCAGTACTGGTGATTCGGAAAGTTTGTATTTAGGTTTGTTTAACTCTGCAACAAAATCTGAACAAACACCGGAGTATTGAATTTTCCAGTCAGAATCCATCTCCCACCAAGATGTTTCTGGAAGCACCTTTATGCATTTCTTTGAACTTGCTTTTTTCCCAGGAAATGCCCAAACATAACCCCTGCTGGTAATCGTATAGTCGTCCGTGTTATGGAAGAAACAATGCAAATCATTTTGCATGGAAAAAGCTAATGCTTCTGCATTTTTGCAATGAATCCATATTTGGTCAGTTCTATCAATGAGCCATTGATGTGGAACTGAATATTGCGGACCGTCATGCCCTAGGGAAGTTCCAAATTCATTAACCCACAAGTCAACCTCAACATCAAACCCACGCTCAATTGCTTCTTCTATGTATTTTGGATTATTTTCAAGTTCTGGTTTGGGTCCGTGCAGGTTGCCCCTGTGAGATATATAAATCATTTTTCCACCTGAACCCATATCCAGTTTTTGTGATTATCACCAGGTCCTGTGTCACGTATGTCTGATTTATAGTTTGTAAAACCAATTTCCCCTATTAGGTCGTCAACAAGTGATTGCTCATCCTTCACGCTTACGTCAGAGTGTCCGTTTGTGCTTCCGGCGTCATAGTTGTTGTCGTAGTAATCAGCAGTTGGAATTTCACCCTTTCCGCCGTATCCCATCTGGAAACACAACTTGCCGCCCGGCTTTAGAACTCTGAATATGTCCTTCAAGATGTTGAATCTAATTTCGTGGACACAAATGTGTTGGAAACATATAACTGCGAATACAACATCGTATGATTCATCAGCAATAGCTGAAAGATTATCTCCACTCGTAACATATAAGTGTGGCTCTGAAATATTGTTTGCTTTTGTATTGATTCTGGCTTTTTCTATATTTACATCAGATATATCAATTCCGTCAACTCGAGCAAACCTGTCTGCAAACTTGACCAAGTTTCGTCCAGGGCCACATCCGTACTCAAGAGCGATAAGACCATTAGTGTCAAAGTCCTTGAATAAAAAATTGTCATAATCCGACCAGTTGTTATGAGCGTCATACGAGCCGACAACTGGGTCCCTAAAATCCAGCGACCACTTCGATGCATATTCGTCGTAATAAGAATTCTGCATATCTAGATAATCTTTTTTGTTCTTGCTCATTTGTTGTTCTCCAAGTAGTAATTCAGGTCTTCCGGCGTTCCAATTCCCCACATTTTAGGGACTTCTTTAATTCGAATCTTTTTGCCATCCTGAATGGCTTCATTAAATACTGGGCAGACATAAAACTCATTATTGGTTCTAATGTCTTTTTCAATCATTTGATTTGCATATTTGACATAATCAGAACCATGTTTCCAGTAGTAAATACCTACAGTTGCATTATCTGAAATTGGGTTTTTTTCTGCAACTTCATCCACCAGGCCATCATCCCCTAGCTTCGCGTATGACCACTTTGGGTGGGTGGCCTTGAATGTGAGGATTCCACCATCAACGCCTTCCGCACCAAATGCGTACAAACACTCGTTGCTATTCCAATCGACTATCTGGTCAGAGTTGGCCATCAGTAATGGTTCATCGTTATCTATTAGTCCAGACGCAAGTAGGGTCGTGCATGCGGCGCCCTCTGTCATTCCGTCAACCAGAACGATGTCACACCCTGGCTTGATGAGTCCTAAAACCTGTTTCAAGTTGTATTTCTCGTAGTGCTCTTTTTGTACAAGAAAAATAAAATGAGCGTCTATGTTTAGATTCTCGACGACTACCTGAATCATTGGTTTACCGTTGACTTCAATTAGAGGCTTCGGAAATGTGTAGCCAGCTTGCGCAAATCTAGAGCCGGCTCCTGCCATTGGTATCAAAACATTCATTTTTTCATTCCTCCAAGCAACAGGCTTTTTGCCTCTATTTTCTATTTCATCAACAAAACGCATTAACCGTTGTTTATTAAGGTCTGCGGCATTTTTTATTGCATGAAGGTTTGCGCCAGAACTAAGCGCACCTTCTCTACCGATATGAGAATCCTCAATAATTATAGTATTTGCAGGACTTGCATCAAGGGAGACCATGCATTGCCAGTACATTTCTGGGTGTGGCTTGTGATTTCTCACGTCCTCGTTGCTCATTATGTAACTGACGTATTTGAGAACCCCAATTGCATCCAGGGCGGTTATGACCGTGTCTCTTATGGCGTTTGAGGCAACAGCAATACGCCAGCCCTTTTCCTTCAGGGTCTGCATTATGTCAATTGCTACGTAGTTCTTAGGGAAATCTGAAAGTATTTTTAGAGTGGCTTTTTGTTTGTCTTCCCAGATTTGTTGATGTTTTGATTCTGGAAGGCCTTTTTCTTCGGTCAACATCTTTAGCTTTGTAGTTGTCCCAAGGCCGTCATATTTGGACAGGTGTTCTTCTTGCGAAATTACGTATTTAACATCAACTCTGCTTAGGGCAATATTCAGTGAATCATAATGAACGTCGCGTGACTCAATCAAAACCCCATCAAGGTCAAAGATGACAAGAAAGTTACTTTTCATTTGGATTAGGCCCTGCGTGTCTATGCCACTTGTTGTGACGGACAATGCTTTTCCCATTGCACTTCATTACGTATTTATTCCGAACGCGCATGGACCACTCGACGTCCTCTTCCTCGTTCCACCCACGCGATTCGTCAAGTGGCTCTTCAACCATCACGTGTTTCTTAAGCATAAAGAAACCGCCGGATATATACATGTATTGAGTTTGTGTCCAGTCGTTGTATTCAAGCGACCAGGCGCGCCCGTGCCCTGGCTTATCCCATAGCGACCAATCCATTGGGTTTCTTTCCCCAGTAATCAAATATTGAGGGCATGAACATATTTCCCAGTCTTCCCCAAATGACTTAAATTCTTCATACCATTTCGAGTCGAATATGTGGTAGTCGTGCATCATTACTATATTTTCGTATTTTGCATTCTGGGCAAGAATGTTTTTTTTGCGAGTAATCCATCGCGGCTTTATTGACTCATCAAAGTCAATCTTTACAATGTCATCCCCTTCGATTCCAGATGAATCCCCTCCACCGACAAAAAGTATTTCGTATTCGGGAATTTTTAAATCACGGATGCTTTTTATAATTTCATCTAATCGATTTTTATCTTCGTATACAGTAATTATTCCAAATGTAAAAGAAATGTCTTTCATGAATCACCTAAATTTTTTCCAAGATGACGCGCATTGTTGCATCCCAGTCATCCCCTCTGGCGTTCATGTCAAATTTTTTTAACAATTCTCTGTTTTCATTCATTTCATCAATGCGCATTTGATGATTCATTAATTCGTCTAGGTGGTAAACCCATTCTTCATCAGTTTTTGCCATTCTTCCAATTCCCTGACTGACCAGGAATTCGTATTCTGGAGAGTATGAGGTTATAAATGGGACCCCTGCGGCAGCGTATTCGAGTCCTTTTATGAATGATTTTGCGTGATTGAACTGTATGTTGTTTAGTGGAATTGTCCCGATATCCATATTGGAAAAAAGGCGTGGGTATGCCGATATTGGCGCCATTGGTGAATGTGTAAATCTTGTTTTATCAATCTTTAGTAAGTCGTGTACTGATGGCGCAGATGGTGAGTGTCCAGAATGATGGAACTTTGTATTTCGTGATTTTAAATAATCATCCATGAAACCAGAAAGCTGCTCTAAGTCATTGGAGCGCCAGTGGGTAGCACCAACCCATCCAATATTTGATTTTTTAAGGTATCTAACTGAGCGTTTATTATACCTATCTGAATCGATTCCATTTCTTACCATAAAAACGTTATCGCGTTTTTTTGCGTAGTAATCAAATAGAAATGGCGTTGATGTAATAACGGCATCCGCCTGCATTATTATTTGTGCGTAAATATCCCTGTTGTTGTCCGGATTCTTTTTGGGGTCTGTTGCTTGAAATGCTCTATTTGTCTCGGCAAGACCATCAAACCAGTCGTCGACATCAACTACCAATTTTTGCCCCATTGCTTGAGCGAGCGGCATTTTTTCCAACACTTCTCGTTGCATGAGTAGTTTAAAAACGATTATGTCCCAACCATGAACAGACCTACCGTCTGACATCAACATCCCAAATCCTTTATCTGCGCCATAACCAGGGAATCCGACAGCAGTAAACCACCCACGCTTGTTCAGTTCATTGGAAGGAAGGGTGCATCTGTAGTAACAGCATCCATTTGGCTCAAGTGGCTCCGTCCCCCATGCCCAGTCATGAGTCATGAAGCCAATTGTTGGTTTGTGTTGCTTCTTCATAATTTACGAAAATCTTATATTGTTTTACTCCAGTTGGCTTTCAAGTGTTTTTGTAAAAACGTATTGTGATAAAATATTCATGCTTCTACTTAATCGATTACAAACAGGAGAGAAAATGAACGCATCATTTATCAAGCAAGCAGTTGAGCAAGCAGTAAAGACATTCGTCACCGCATTTCTTGGTGCCTGGGTGGCTTCTGGTTCTGACTTCGACGCACTCACTGATTCAGCAAATCTCAAAATTGGCGTGACTGCTGTTGCGGCCTCAATTGCCATGAGCATGGGCCTCAAGAAAGTTGGGTCAAATAAGGACTCAGTTTCGGTTCTGTAGGTAAAACTACGCTTCCATAGAGATTTGTTCATCTACAATCTTCTTGGTTGATGATTGGAGGAGAACCATGTCAATGGTCGCTGGAACATATGCAATGACTTGTCAGCAGGGGTCTACTTTTGACCTTCAGCTAACTCTGCAATACACAAACCCAGATTATGTAAACGGCTGCAATGGAGCTTCAGTCTGTCCTGAATTTTTAATTTGGGACCTTACTGGCTACACAGCGAGAATGCAGGTCAGAAAATACGTTGACTCAGCAACAGCAATGGCAACACTAAATACAGAAAACCTTTCAAGTTACAGAATTACCCTGGGGAACCCAAACCCTACAGATGGCACTATCACACTGTTCATTAGGGCTGAGGACACAAGGACAATATTGACATCTGGAGTATATGACATTGAGATAATTTCACCCACAAATGAAGTGGACAGAATACTGCAAGGCCAATTCATTCTTTCCCCAGAGGTAACGCGATGACCCAAAATGTGGTCCAAGTAATTACGACGGAAACACCCAACAGGGTTCTAATAACAACTACCCGCGCTCCCGGCGTTCAGCAGTTCACTTACCAAGTGCAGATTTTCACTGTTCCAGGGACCCTGAGCGTAGGAACTGGTCGGGCAAAATTCTACATTCCTGGGCCAATCACGCTCGGAAACGTAAGAGCGTCAGTTGGTACAGCCCCCACTGGCGCAGACATAACCATAGATGTGAACAAAAATGGAACAACTGTTTTCACAACACAAGCAAACAGACCAAAAATCTTTGCTGGTCAAACACTTGTGTCAACATCTACGCCAAATATCAGGGAGCTTACGACTGGAGACTATATCACGGTTGATGTTGACACTATTGGTTCACTCAATCCAGGAAGCGACTTAACTGTTCAAATAGAATTTACTCCTTAGGTGTATTCTATTGGGAAGCGGTATTAACCGGCCCCTAGCAAAAAGGTATCAATCATGACAATTTCAAACTTTCTAGAAAACGAGTTACTCGATACCTTGGATGGTTCGGGTTCTGCATACTCGGCTTCTGCTACCTATCTCAAGCTCCACACTGGAGACCCAGGCGAATCTGGAACCAGCAACCCTGCAACAGAAACAACTCGCAAGACTGTTGCTTTTAGCGCTGCATCTGGCGGCTCAAAGACTTCAACAGCAACTGTTGAGTGGACTCTTGTTGCTGCAACAGAGACCTACTCACATTGGTCATTGTGGGACAACTCAACCGCTGGCAACTGCCTCTGGTACGGTGCTCTTTCGGCAAACGCTGCAGTTACCGCAGGTGACACTTTCGAGATTACCTCTCTTACACTGACACTCGACTAATCCACAAGGGGAGTGACCCCTCATGGATGAACAAGAGATAATTAGTTTTTCGGAGCCATTCCGAGGGACGTCGTCGTTCTATGTAGGATTTAAAACAGTATCGGAGACTGCCTCCGCTACAGCAAGTGGTTCTTCGTCCGTATCGCAACTTCATACGGCAATACGAACTGCTTCAGCATCTGCTACATCTGGCCACGCCATTGTCTCAGTACATACTTCTCCACGAGGGGCCACTGGCTCTGGTTCTGCAACCGCAGGAGACCAGGCAATTGGTCTCCATACAGCTCCAAGACAAGCATCTGCTTCTGCTAGCGGAGATGGCAGTGTTGTTGTTCTACACACAGCTCCACGAAGTGCAACAGGAAATGGAACTGGCTCTTCAAGCAATCTAAGTGAAGTAATAACCTTCCTGAGAGCTGCAAGTGCATCGGGCGGTGCAACAGCTGGAGATAGTGCAATTGGTCTTCATACTGCACCGAGAGGTGCAACTGGTTCTGGCCAGTCAAGCGAATCATCAACAAGAGTTAGAACGGCTGTTGTTTCGGCTACCGGTTCAGCCATAAGCGGCTCAACTGCAGTTGGCCTGCACACCGCACCAAGAACAGCAACTGCAGATGGACAGTCAAGTGAATCTGCAACGCGACTCAT